CCTTGCGGGCCTACAAAATACTGTTAGCCAATAAGGACAAGAATTTTGTAGACAGGATTATTAACAAGGATAAGTACCCTGTCATGGATCTTGGAGACGGGAGTTACGCAACGCATCAGATGGCTTGGGGCGATGTTGACGGAAAGTATTACGTTTTCCCCACGATACTCTACAACGGGAAGTCACTTTACAAACCTGACAACCCGTTTCAGGACGCGATGAAAAGCGGAGAATTCATAGAATTCTCTAGTCCTGAAGAAGCTGATTGGTTCAGCAAGAACTACAAACTTGTGTGGGGGAACGAATGAGTATCACGCAGAAGATTGACAGGATCACCAAAGTCTCGAAGGAATACTGGGCACCGAAGCTTCCGGCCCCCAAGTCGGTCAAGATCGAGGTCAGCCCACGGTGTAACTACCGGTGCGGGTTCTGTGCGCTGCGTGAGAGGGCCTGCCAGCCACGAGACGACATGGACCTCGGGCTGTTCAAGCGGATCACGCAGGAGATGAAGGACGCGGGGGTCGAGGAGATCGGCGTCTTCTACCTTGGCGAGAGCTTCATGAACCCGACGTTGCTTGCGGACTGCATCAAGCACTGCAAGGACATCGGGATCGAGTACGTCTTCCTGACAACGAACGGCTCGCTCTGCACGCCTGAACATCTCAAGGCTGTGTTCGAGGCGGGGCTTGACTCGCTCAAGTTCTCGATGAACGTCTCTGACAAGGAGCAGTTCAGGGAGATCGTCGGGGTCAGTCCGAAGTATTTTTACAAGGCGCTTGATAACGTCAAGGCGGCAAAGAGAATCCGTGACGACGGGGGTTACAAGTGCGGCCTGTATGCCTCTTCGATCATGTACGACGGGGAACAGCAGGGCCGCATGGAGACGTTTCTGGATGAGTACGTCAGACCTCACGTCGATGAGCACTACTGGTTGCCTCTGTATTCGATGGGCAGTGTTGCTATCAAACGTGAGGCAGAGCTTGGATACCGCCCCACGGCTGGAAATCAGGGACGACTGGGCGCTCTGCGGGAACCCCTGCCCTGCTGGTCGGCGTTTACAGAAGGTCATGTCCGCAGTGATGGAGGACTCTCGCTCTGCTGCTTCGACGCAGACGGGCGCTTCGTCGTCGGAGACCTGAACAAGCAGAGTTTCATGGAGGCATGGAACTCCCCGGAATTCCAGAAGGTCCGTGCTGCACATCTCAAGAAGGATGTGTCAGGGACCGTCTGTGAAGCGTGCGTAGCCTACAACTAGAGGTGTTATGACCGAGAAGGATATTGCGATTCCATTCTTCCACACGGCAGCAGCGGAAGACCCCAAGGCCACTAAAGCGAACGGAGGCGTCCCGATCTACATCGACGAGATCATGGTCGAGATCAGGATTCCGGGTTCACGGGACATTGTTGTCCGTCCCGTAGAGGAAGCTGACAAGGCCCGATGGCCTCGCCAGTGGGCGGCTTTCGAGAAGGGTCTGAAGCAGGAATTGGACGGCATTCCAATCTCCGAGTGGGCCAACTCAACTGAGGCGGAACGCAAGACGGTCATGAAGCTCGGCATCCAGACCGTCGAGCAGCTTGCCGGATTGGCCGATGCAGCGGCAGACAAGGCACGGGTCCACAAGCTGAAGCGGAAGGCACAGCACTTCCTCGACAGCAGGAACGGTGCAGCCCAGATGGGCAAGCTCCAGGTCGAACTGGATGAGTTGAAGAAACTGGTCGCAAAATTGTCGAAAGAGAACACGGAGTTAAGAAATGCTGCTGACGACGCTCTGTCAGAACGTGATGAAAGCGACCGGGTACACAGCCCCTAGTTCTTTCATTAGCAACAACTCGCCCGATGCACGCCGGATGGTGGCTATTGTCAACCAGTCGGGCAGGCAGCTATGCAAGCACCCGTGGCGTCGTCTCACTTTTGAGGCGACGATTTCCGTTTCCACGACGACGCTATATAGCCTACCGGACGACTTTTCCGAAGTGCTGAACGACACGACCTGGAATCGTTCGGAGAACGAGCCTGCGTTCGGGCCTGTCACCGAGCAGAGGTGGCAGTACAACAAGGGCGTCGGGGCGGTGACTTACCTGACCCCGGAGTGGCGGATCACCCCGGACAAGGAGCTTGAGGTCATCGAGGCTCCCGGCGACACACAGGTATTCGTCCTTGAGTACCGCTCGAACAACTGGGTCGTGGACACCTCGTCGTCAGCCACGGCGACGATCTGGTCCGCAGAGACCGAGCGCACGAGGCTGGACGAGGAACTGCTGGAGCTTGACCTGACGTGGCGCTGGCTGCGGGCGAAGGGCATGGACTACCAGACAGAGTACATGGAGTTCCGCCGCTACATGGACGATGAGATTGCCCGTGACAAGGGCGGCTCCAAGAAACTCAGCTTGAGTGGCGACCTGTGAAAACCCTGATGTTCACGCAGAGGCCCCCGGTCGGGGGTCTCAATACCCGCGACGACATCGGGAACATGGCCCCGACAGACGCGGAGATCCTGGAGAACTTCTTTCCAGACACGACGGACGTACAGGTCCGCTCGGGCTGTACGTTCTTTGCCTCGGCCTCCGTGTCCGCGAACATCGAGACGATTGCGGAGTTCAAGTCCCCCACTGAGGACGCGATGATCGTTGCCTCGATGGGAGAGATTGCGGTCTATACGGACGGGACGAACGAGGTGCTGGCCTCCGGGTTCGTCAAGAGCAACTGGAACTATGTCAACTTCAATGAGCAGATGGTGCTCGTCAATGGATTCGACGATCCACAGCGGGTCTATTACAACGGCTCTTATGTGTGCGAGCCAGCCGCTATCTCGGGTCCCGATACTGTCTCGATGCTCATTGACGCCCACGTTTTTAAGACGAGAGTCTTTTACGTCGAGCGTGATTCCTCTGACTTCTGGTACAGCGATACGAACGCCATTGCCGGGACACTGACGAAGTTCCCGCTGTCCCGTGTGGCACGGGGAGGCGGGAAGCTGCTGACGATCAAGTCATGGTCAGTGGACGGCGGCGACGGCCCCGATGACTACTGCGTGTTCTTCATGTCCACGGGGGAGGTCATCGTCTATCAGGGGACCGATCCGGGGAGGTCTGGGCAGTGGGGACTGGTCGGGCGATTCAAGATTCCTGAGTTGATTAACCGGCGTTGTGTGCATGAGCACGCTGGCAAGATTTACTGTGTCACGGTCAACGACATCGTAATCCTGCCCGATGCCTTCCAGCAGCCGACGCCGCCCCCGTCGAAGCTCACCGGGGCCATCTCGGCTGACTGGGACAGGTACAAGACACTCGACGGCTGGCAGTTCTACGTCCATCCCCAAGGGGGAAAGGCGTACATCAACGTCCCTACGGGGGCGAAGACATCGCACCAGTACGTCATCAACCTGAAGACGGGTTCCCCTACGAAGTACACCGGCTGGAATACCTACGGGTTCGGCCAGTTCAGGAACAAGCTGTACTTCAGCCCATACGGCACTTCCGGTCTGGTAGAGGCCGATGTCGGGCTGGGGGATGAACTGGTACAGGGGACTATAACGGGCATTACGTGCCGTGCCAGGACGGCTCCGACGAACTGCGGCCAGATGCAGTACAAGAAGTTCGTGGACTACCGGCTGCGGCTGCGGTCCGAGGGGACGATCACGCTCTCTTCGGGACTGGCGTTCGATTACAAGCGGCCCGACTTCTACTTCTCGCAGGACATCGAGACCGATGGAACCCCGTGGGGTTCTGCGTGGGGGTCCTCGTGGAGCGAGGAGAACTTCACCAAAGACGAGTGGAACGGGGCGTCCGGTAACGGCGTTGACGTTCAGTTGTGGATAGAACTGGTTGCCCCGAGACAGAACGTCAGTTGGCTCAAGACTGACTATCGCTTCAACATGGCGAAACAGGTGGCATGAACCTAGTCGTACCGGTGAATCCGTTACAGAACCAGATGCTCTGTGACTGGGCTGCGAGGGAGATCGGCCAGGACGCTTTTGAGAAAGCGCAGGCCATCGGTTTCATGGATGGTGAGAGGCTTGTCGGGGCGGTTGTCCTGCACGACCTTTCGCCGCCAAACGTGCTCCTGAGTTGGGCCTTCACAGAGCCTAGATACTTCAGCCGCACGGTCATCAGGACGGTATTCCAGTGGGCCTTCAGGCAAAAGGGGGTCGGCAGGATCACCGGGCTGGTGGACAAGAGAAACAAGAAGGCTCGTAAGCTGAACGAGCGACTTGGAATGAAACTTGAGGGAGTCTTGCGAAAGGCCACGCCGGAGGGTCGTGACCTGTTCGTTTACGGGATGCTTCGGAGCGAGGCCGAGGCACTAGTGGAGAGATTAAATGGGAAAGCCAAGCGCACCTAGGGCACCAGATCCTTATAGCGTTGCTAACGCGGATTTTGCATTCAACAATCCGTCTCAGTACACGCCTTATGGGAACCTTATCAACACCGCGCCGACTATGGAGGGTCGCGGTACGAGGAAGGACCCCTACCGGGTCACGTCACCGGGAACGTCAACCCTTGAGTTGACCCCGGAGATGCAAAGCATCTTTGACAGCCGACTCGGGTTTGACCAGATCACCATAGACGAGGCGCTGCGTCGGGCACCGGAATTCTCCAATCTGCCGGATATGCCGACGTATGACCCGCAGCGGTACACGGATGCCTTCTTCTCCCTCCAGAGGGGGCTTCTGGACCCGGTGTTCTCGGACCAGGAACGTGCGCTACAGGACCGCCTCGCTAACCAGGGACTCCCCGTTGGGGGCGAAGCCTATCGTGAGGATACCGGGAACTTCTACGACGAGAGGAACCGGGCTTACGAGCGTGCCGCGACAGAGGCGATCCTCTCCGGCCAGCAGTACGGCATGGGAGACTTGCAGGCGGGTGCGTTCCAGCGGGCCGTCCCGTTCAATGAGCTTGCGTCCCTGACGGGCTTGCAGCAGACGCAGTTGCCGACGCTGGCGAACTTCTATGGCCCACGAGGGACTGACTTCACTGGCGCACAGGCGCTCAACTCGCAGATGCAGATGAACCGCTATGGCGCTCAAATGGGCACATTCAGTGACCTGCTCGGCGGGCTGTTCGGCCTTGGTCGGGCCGGGATCATGAGGGGCTAATCATGGCAGGACTACCTTATCAGCAGCGCCCTCGCTCTGCACTCCTGGCGCAGATCCTTTCACAGATGCAGCAGCAGCCCCACAGGATTTCGTCCTACGGACAGCTTGCCGCTGAGTTGGGGGCAGAGTACCTGAACAAGAAGACATACGACAAAGCGATGTCTCAGGAGCAGGCAGCACAGCAGCAGCAAAATAAGGCGCTTTCAGACTTCCTGACTGATCGTCCGCGCCCTGCTTTTGAGGACCCGGCGAAGGGTCCGTTGGTCTCATTGGCGAATCCCGGCGCT